ACAGTCATGGAGTTCTTCGGCACGTCTTACACAGACTCGATAGCGCTCAACGTATTCATGCCGCCATCCACCAGCCATGGCGATTTGTTTTACGATATCGGTAAACCAAAGGGCGAACTCATAATTCCCCCTATTACCGATGAAACGGCTTTTGTGGTGTCCGTGAATGAGGCGGCACAGCGCTCATATGTAGAGGAGCGCATGTTGCCGAACGTCAACGAAGAGGTGTTTTCTTCGGAGATGATCTCGTACGCAAAAGAGTACGTAGAATTACTGATTCGCCAGCCAGGTAAATGTGTCCCATATACCGTGGCTGAGGTCATAGCGGATCAGTCTGGCCCTTTGCAAAAGGCCAGGAACACGATGGAGAAGAAGCATCAGTCTTTACCTAAGAACAAAGTGGACGTCGCCTTAAAGGCCGAAGCAGTTTTGAAGGGGGGACCATCGCGAGGAGTTTCCACCGTTACTACTTCTCACTCGTTGGATTCCGGCGCAATTTCGCGCGGGTTAAAACCGGCGCTGAAGAGGAGTAAGCACTACACGGTCGGCCTATCACCGAACGAGGTAGCTGAGAAGATAAGAGACTTAGCTACACGTTGTCGGAAGGAAGGCGTCTCCGTAGGAGAGACAGACTATTCTAAATTGGACGAGTGCATTTCTGAGGATATCAGGGAGCACTTGGTCAACCCAACCTTCTTGCGGGCATTCGCAAGGGTACATCACGAATACGTTTCGCAGATGTTAAAGAATGACCACAATTGCAAGGGACGTGTCGGTAATATCAAGATCGACACGAAGGGGAAGAACAACTCGGGCACGGGAATAACGACAGACATCAATACCATTGTTTGTCCGTTTCCCGTCTACGTCACCCACCGGCGTATGGGCGCTTCTCGAGAGGAAGCGTTCTCACGGCTCGGCGTCGCCTTTGGCGACGACGGGCTGAGCATGGGGGGAATGGACGGCGAGGCGTTCGCGACTTGCTGCGTTCAAGCAGCGGGGGAGATTGGTCTGAAACTCAAGTACTTAGTGCATGAGCCAACATGCTCGTTATATTTTCTGGGGAGGCTCTATTTAGATCCCTTAACAACGAGCGTTTCCATGTCATTACCGTCAAAGGTATTGCGGAAACTTCCGGTATGCATCGGCAACGCCGATAAGCACCGGGCAGACCGCCTGAAAGGTTACTACGTCACTGAGCAACACGTTCCAGTGGTGGGTGACTATATACGGGCGGCAGCGAGGGCCTACAAGATAGACCTCGAGAAGCGACCATCAACAGATGAGATGGCTGCTATACGGAAGTCGGACAGAGATCTATTCTACAAGATCTCGCACGGTCCTTACCCGTATGAAGTCGGCGACATAGGGGTCTTGATGACCAGTGTCGCCGCAGATCTTGACCTAGGGGAGGGCGAGGTCTACGAGCTGATGGCAAAGCTCGGTGCCGTTAATAGCGTCGCTGATTTCTCTAAGATTCGGGTGCCCTTGCCCGAACTAGAGGGAATGGCGCGTTTCCAATGGCATAATTAAATCCGTTGCCACATTTTGGCTGGGACAATAAAAGCATAAGGTTCCTACATTGAATCACTTACACATCTATCTCTTAAACTTAACAGCGTGATGCCTAATCGCAACCGTGCGTTGGCCCTTACCGGGGCCGGTGCCGCAATTACGGTAGCCCAAATGGGTGAGCTAGCCAAGGCGTTCGCGCCACTGGCTCGCGATGCGAAAGCGCTGCTGCGACGTGCCCCTGCGGGGGCACCAGCGCCGCAACAGCGCAACAAGAAGGCGTCAAAGCCAAAGATGAGCCGCATGGAGGCGCCGGTTAACCACGGCTACACCTCCAACAATCTGGTGAAGTTCTCCCAGAAGATGGCTACCTCTAAGTCCACAATATACCGTGGATGTTCCGTACTCGGATCCATTCGCACGTCGGCGGCAGCCACTACAACTTTGCCGCAATGCACGTTTTACGCCGCCTCAAACCCGGTTACCTTTCCCGACCGGTTGCAAATTATGGCCACCACTTTTGACAAGTACGTTTACAAAAGTGTTACCCTTAAATTTCAGCCACAGGTACCATCATCAACTGCCGGGTTGGTGGCGTTGTGCATCGACCGCGATTACATGGACCCCCCTCAGTCGTTAAACTGGGCGCAGGTTTTATCTTACGAATCTGCAGTATCAGGCTCCGTGTGGATGGAGCATGTTACTTCGATCAAGCGTGAGACCTCCGAAAGGAAGTCTTATTACACCAACTTTACGGCAGACACGAATTTTCGTGACTCCGAACAGTTCAAGTTTTACGTGTTTACGCTTGGTTGTCCCGCATCGACGATTTTGGGTCAGCTCTACATTGAGTACGAGATAGAGCTCATCTCGCCCGTATATGCTCCAGACGAGATATCGGGCAATTTGGCCGCATTTCAAATGACCAACATCATTCCTTCAAATGTTACATGCGCAGCAGCTTCGACGACGTTTACGATCGCCGGGCTGCCGGCATACACTGCTACCGCGGGATCTCTGGTCGAGATCATTATCAGCGGAAATTACGCAGGCAGTACCATTCAGGTGGGCTCAACTGGCGTCGTATGGAATCCCTCCATCCAGAATTCTTATAGGTTCTTTGCCCGCCCCACATTGGGGACCGGGTATGCCCTATATCTGGATTATCCATCCGCCATCAACAATGAGCCTGCAGCAAACGCCCTTTTCAATCCTGGCGCAATTGCTTTCAATCTGTTTGGTTCTGCCAGCGCTACTTTCCGCCTCTTGGCCGGGACATCTCCAACCGCGGAGTAAATCGTTGTTATCCTTGTGGCAGGAATTAAGCCACAAATCGACTTTAAAGAGAGGTCGAGCGCCTAGTCAGCGCTATACAAATGTGAAAATGATCAGTGTGAATCTTGCTTTGAGTGTTGTCACTCCGTAAGTCCAATCACAAAACGGTAGATGATTAAATTCGGCTCAGTACCGATCCCTATCATCTTTTACAAAACAAAACCAG